AGAGTGTAAAATGAAACCAGCTTTTCTTCTCATGTGCTATTTGGCAGGTGCTCCATCAGGGCAAACGCATTTTGCCAATGTAAACAATTGTAATTATTTTAAAAATTTTCTTGATAATCAATCAATTAAAATTGGTGAAGATGAAAAAAACTATGATTGTTTTTGTAAATTGGTTAATGTAAATGAAAATATGAGGTTATATTAATGACAGAAGATAAGAAAAAACCCATTGATTTAAAGGTAGGAGAGAATAGCTTTGAACTTATACTACGAATACTTGGTAATGAATTTGTAGCCATACGCATAGGTTCAACAAACTTTTCTGGTAAACTTATAGCAGGTGGTGTGTTGTTACTGTTTTTTACCTTTATGTTGCTTGAAGTTTTTGGATTAAATGAGATTTTTAAATGAATGTAGAAACATTTTTAAAGTGGAAAATTCTACCACGCTTCATGATGTTAGCTAGTACAGTAATGTCTTGGAGATGTGCTGAATGGTTTATGAATTTAACAGACCCAACTGCAAGCCAATCAGCTTTTGTTTCAGTTGTTATGGGAGTGATGACTGGAGTATTTGGAATATGGATGGGTCATGAACATAAAGGAGATAACAATGCTAACAGCACTAATCGGTCCAGTAAGTAAACTTGTTGGTAAGTTTATTGAGGACAAAGATGTCAAAAACAAATTGGCACATGACTTGGCTACTATGGCAGAGAAACATGCACAGGAATTAGCTAAAGGTCAAATTGAAATTAACAAAGCAGAAGCACAACATAAGTCTATATTTGTTGCTGGGTGGAGACCCTTTATCGGCTGGACATGCGGAATTGCTTTATGTTGGCATTTCGTACTGGCACCAGTAACTATATTTGTTTGTGCTTATCTTAAAATAAATATACCAGAATTGCCTACCTTTGACATGGGAAGTTTAATGACTGTGCTCGGATTGGGCGGACTCCGTACTTTTGAAAAGTATAAGAAGATAACAAAATGATTAGTTTTTATTTGAGTTTGTCAAAGTTCTTTAATAAAATAGGTAATTATTTTTACATGAAACATTGTAAATTGTTAGGTTTTAAGAGAGACAGATGAAATTGTGTATTAAATGTAAGTGTGCATTGATAAAAAATCAATGCCCAATATGTAAGGTGAAACAATGAACATAGAACAATTAAGAGAAGAATTAAAAGCAGATGAAGGTGTTAAGTATGAGGTTTATTTAGATCATTTAGGTTTACCTACTTGCGGTATTGGTCATTTAATTAAAGATTCTGACCCTGAATATGAACTTGAAGTCGGCACAGAGATAGGAGAAGAAAGAGTTAATGAATTGTTTGCTGAAGATATTGAGGTAACTATAGATGAATGTAGAAAACTTTATTATGATTTTGATAAGTTACCTGAAGAAGTGCAACATATTATAGCTAACATGATGTTCAACATGGGTAGACCAAGACTCTCTCGCTTTCATAAGATGAAAAGAGCAGTAGAAAATAGTGAATGGAAAGAAGCTGCCAATCAAATGAAAGATAGCAAATGGTATAAACAAGTAACTAATCGTGCAGAAAGATTATGTGAAAGAATGAGGGATGTATCAACATGATTACAACAATAATTAAAAGATTTTTAATTGCGTGTTATTATCGTCTTGTAAGTATTTTACGATTATTAAAAAACAAATTAAAAGAAAAAGTAACTCAATTACATAATGCAATTAAAAAAAGGCAACTCAAAAACAAGTTAAACAAATTAGAAAAGGATAAATCTATGCCTTATGGAAAGAAAAAAGGTAGACCATTAAAGTCTACCCCTGTTAAAAAAGTTAAAAAGAAATCTAAAAAGAAGTCTTAAAAAGGAATATCATCCCCATCTAATTTCTTTTCTTCTTCTTTCTTTTGCTCAACTTTTTCTTCTGTTTGAGCTATAATGTTTTCTATATTTTGTGCTACAGGTTTCATGCCTGGTTGCGATACTGCTGCGGAAATAGAATCCATCTCGCCTTCGTATGTGTTTATTACTTCAGATAAAGAAAAATCAAGTCCACCTTTATCATTTTTAAATAAACTTGCAGAATACCTTTTGCCTTCTTTTAAAACAATATCTGCTTTTTCTCCTCCAACCATAGGAACCCAATTACTGTTGCTATGTGTTCTGTTAGATATAATCCTGTCGTTTTCAAATAACTTACAGGTAAATACTTTCTTATATTGATTAGCCATTTTATCTCCTTATTTGTGATTCTAATTGATTTTTTGCAGTAAGAAATAATTGTTTTATTTTTTCTATCTGCTCTTTTGGTAGTTTTAATATTTTACTTTCATAATCTTGTACAAATCTGTCATTTAATAACCTTAACTGACCTGCTTCTCTGTTCTCTACAAACCTAGCTTGCTTAATACGATTAATTATTTTTTCGTAATCCTCAACCGCATCTTTTGGTTGAGATGGTGGAGTTGTTTCATCTGGGGTTTGCTCCACCACCTCATTCTTTACCTCTTTTTGAGGTGTCTCTTTAATGACATCAGTTTTGCGAACAACTGCATCCATTTCATTTGCACTTGCATACTCACCACCAGCAAGTCCAAGACTAGCTAATGCTCTACCAATAGCAGATGTTTCAGCATTTTCCAATGCAGATGTTGTGTTGACAAGACCTTGCCCTCGTATTTCTTCAGCCATACCAGCACCAACTATACGACTATCTTTGTCTGTTATAATTGCTTTTACTACAACTTTTTGTCCGTCATTTACAAGTATAGATGTATCAACACCAAACTCTGTGCCATGTTGCTTTCTAAACGCTTCCATTCTGTGAACAACCTGTGTATAAAGTTTACCACCTTTTTGTCTTACACCATGCGATTTGTGCAGTTCTGCTACTGCATCCATAGTTTTGTTTAGGTTAGTCATTGCTCTCTCCTGTAAACTTTTCTAACAAAATGTTACAATGATTTAAACTCTCCAAAAGAGTTTGCTTTTCTTTCTGAATAGACTTTAATTCTTCTTTTATCTTGTCTAACTTTATTTGCAATAGATCTAACCTTTGCTCTCTTTCATTATAATCCATTTTATACCCCTAACATTCCTTGTAATTTTTCTTCTTCTGTTAAATCCTCTAAATCGTAATATCTTTTAGACATCATATAACGCTGACTACGACCAGAGTCTCCTTTTTTGGTGGTATCGCA